AACTATACGAAGCCGACTATGCGTAAGAGGCTTTTCGAGAAGATTAAAGCTGGTACCAAGGGTGGTAAAGCCGGGCAATGGTCAGCTCGAAAAGCCCAGCTTTTAGCTAAAGAATACAAAGCTAAAGGTGGCGGATATAAATAATGTCAAGATTAAAGAAGTCACAAAGAAGTTTAAGGGCTTGGACCAAACAAAAATGGCGTACCAAAAGTGGTAAGAAATCGTCAGAAACAGGGGAAAGGTATCTCCCGGAGAAGGCTATTAAGGCACTTTCAGCAGAAGAATACGCAAGAACAAGTAGAAAAAAAAGAGAAGATACAAAAAAAGGAAAGCAACATTCAAAGCAACCAAAAAAAGTTGCAAGAAAAACAAGAGCTTATAGAAAAGTAAAATGAAAGAAGGATACATAAGAAGAGCTACGTCTACTATACCTTTTGGATATGAGTTAGTTGATGAATCAAGTTCTTTTTTAAAACCTATTGATGAAGAGTTAGAAGCATTACAAATAGCTGAGAACATGGTAGTAAACGAAGAAGTATCATTACAAGCTGCATGTGATTGGTTAGAATACAAGACGGACAGACGAATGTCTGCTCCGGGGCTTAAAAAACACATAGATAAAAAATATGGATTACGAAGCGAAAGATTGGGAGCTGAACCCACATCTTTACTTGCAAGATAAAGACGGTAACTTTGTAAGAAAGAAAGATGGTACGCCTCGTAAAAAAGCAGGTAGACCAAAAACAGATACTGAAAAAGCAATTAAGTCTGCACGTGCTACAATAAATCGTAAACAAAAAAATATTCAAAAACTTGAAAAAAAGCTTAACAACGCTAAGAGTTCTTTTAAAAAACAAAAAGATACACTTCAAAAACTTGACAATACTAAAGAAGGTGTTGTCAGTCCTGATGAATTAGATAACTTACCTAAAGCTGTAAGAGAACAACTAGACAATCATCAAGTATTATTCCATCCTAACGAAGGTCCACAAACAGACTTTCTTGCTGCTGGTGAGAAAGATGTACTTTATGGTGGAGCTGCTGGTGGTGGTAAATCTTATGCTATGTTAGTTGACCCACTAAGATACGCACATCGTAAAGCCCATAGAGCTTTGATACTTAGAAGGTCTATGCCAGAACTTAGAGAGATGATTGATAAGTCTCGTGAACTATATCCTCAAGCATTTCCCGGTGCTAAGTTCAGAGAAGTAGAAAAACTTTGGAACTTTCCAAGCGGTGCAAAGGTTGAGTTTGGATTCCTTGAAAGAGATGCAGACGTATACAGATATCAAGGACAAGCATATAGCTGGATAGGTTTTGATGAGATAACTCACTTACCAACAGAGTTTAGTTGGAACTATCTTGCTTCACGTCTTAGAACAACTGACCCAGAAATACAAACATACTTACGTTGTACTGCTAACCCCGGTGGTGTTGGTTCTCACTGGGTTAAAAAAAGATATATAGAACCACACGAATCAAATAAATCATTTATAGGTAATGATGGTCTTACCCGTAAATTTATACCTGCCAAACTTGCTGATAACCCATACCTTGCAGATGATGGAATTTATGAGCAAATGCTTAAGTCTTTACCACCCATTCAAAGACGACAGCTATTAGAAGGTAACTGGGACGTAGCTGAAGGAGCAGCTTTTGTAGAGTTTGACCCAACAGTTCATGTTATTGCTCCTTTTGCACTACCTTTACATTGGGAAAGAGTTAAAGCAGTTGACTATGGATATGCTGCAGAATCTTGTTGTTTGTGGGGAATAATGGATATAAATGACAATACTTTGATAATTTATAGAGAATTATACAAAAAAGGCTTGACAGGAGAAGAATTAGGTGGTATAATAACAGATATGGAGACAGAAGACCCTTTTTCTGTGAATGGGGTTTTAGATACTGCAGCTTGGGCAAGAACAGGTACAACTGGTCCAACTGTAGGAGAAAGTTTAATTAGAGCTGGTCATAAATTAAGACGAGCTGATAAGAATAGAATACAAGGTAAAATACAAGTACACGAGTATTTAAAAGTTAGAGAAAATGGTAGACCTAAGTTACAGATATTTAATACATGTCCGAACTTAATAAGAGAGTTACAGTCTATACCATTATCTAAAACTAATCCTGAAGATGTTGATACGAAAGCTTCAGACCACGCATATGATGCTTTACGTTATATGATTATGAGCAGACCAAGAATGGAAAGCCCATTAGAAAGGATTAGAGGTTTAAAACGTGAAATGTACAAGCCAGTAGATTCTACATTTGGTTATTAACGTATGGAACAAGATAACACATTTTTAAATGCTGATTATATCTACGAAGATGTAGAAGGTGAGTCTGGTAAAAACTTAACACTGCCTGATGACCAGCGTAGAAATCTTATTGGTATTATCAAGGGTAGATATGCTCAAGCAGAAGATGCTAGAGAAACTGATGAAAGAAGATGGTTACAAGCATATGAAAACTATAGAGGTCTCTATAACAAATCTGTAAAATTTAGAGATTCTGAAAAATCTAGAATCTTTGTAAAAGTTACTAAAACAAAAGTACTTGCTGCTTTTGGTCAGCTCGTTGATGTTATTTTTGGTACAGGTAAGTTTCCTATTGGTATAGCAGAAACTAAAATACCTGAAGGCGAAACAGACTATGCACACCTTGATACTTCTAATCCTGTACCGGGAATAGAAACTACAGAAGGTGAGATACCTGACGACATTGGTAATAGAATAGATAATCCTTATGATGTTGGTTATGAAGGAGATGGTAAAACTTTAAAACCGGGTGCTACTTTTTACAACGGTATATTTGAAGACAGTCTTGAAGACCAAGCAGAACAAGCTGGTATTTTAAAAGACGGTACAAGTCCTGACCCACAAGCACTAGAGTTATCTCCTGCACAAAAAGCTGCAAGAAGAATGGAGAAACTAATCCATGACCAAATTGAAGAATCAAACGGTAACTCAGAATTAAGAAATGCTCTTTTAGAATCTGCTCTACTTGGTACAGGGATTGTAAAAGGACCATTTAACTTTAATAAAAAACTTCACAAGTGGGATACAAACGAAGAAGGAGAAAGAGTTTATAATCCTTTAGAAGTTAGAGTACCTAGAATAGAATTTGTAAGTTGCTGGGATTTTTATCCTGACCCATCAGCAACTAATATGGAAGAATGTGAATACGTTATCCATAGACATAAAATGAACAGAAGTCAATTAAGGCAACTACGTAACATGCCTTACTTTGATGAAGATGCAATTAGAGCTTGTATCCAAATGGGTCCTAATTATATTGAAAAAGATTTTGAATCTTCTCTAAAAGACGATGCAAGAGCTGATGAATCTTACGACAATAGCTTTGAAGTTATTGAGTATTGGGGAATCATGGATGCAGAATATGCTAGAGAAGTAGGTGTTGAACTTAGCGATGATATAGATGATTTAGATGAAGTTCAAGTAAACGTATGGATATGTGGAGACCAACTTTTAAGAGCTGTAATAAATCCATTTACTCCATATAGAATACCATATCATTCGTTCCCATACGAAAGAAACCCATATAACTTCTTTGGTATTGGTGTAGCAGAAAATATGGATGATAGTCAACAGATTATGAACGGTCATGCAAGAATGGCTGTAGATAATTTAGCAATGGCTGGTTCTTTAGTATTTGATGTAGATGAGTCTGCTTTAGTCGGTGGACAATCAATGGAAATATATCCGGGTAAGATATTCAGAAGACAAGCTGGAATGCCGGGACAAGCTATACACGGTTTGAAGTTTCCTAATACAGCACCAGAGAATATGATGATGTTTGACAAGTTTAGACAACTTGCAGACGAGCAAACAGGTATACCTAGTTATTCACACGGACAAACAGGTGTTCAAAGTATGACAAGGACTGCTTCTGGTATGTCCATGTTACTCGGAGCATCAAGTTTAAATATTAAAACAGTTATCAAAAACCTTGATGACTTTTTATTAAAGCCACTTGGAGAAGCTTATTTCCAGTGGAACATGCAATTCCTAGAAGATGAGTTGGATGTAAAAGGTGATTTAGAAGTTAAAGCTACTGGTACAAATAGCTTGATGCAAAAAGAAGTACGTTCTCAAAGATTGACAATGTTCTTACAAACTGCACAAAGTCCTGCTATTGCACCGTTTGTTAAGATTTCTAAACTCGTAAGTGAACTAGCCTACAGCTTAGATTTAGACCCTGATGAAATACTCAACGACCCTGAAGAAGCTGCAATAATGGCACAAATAATAGGAATGCAAAATGTTGGACAAACGACTAGCGAAGAGACTCAACTTACTGACGGGCAACCCGGAGTTATGGGAGGCATTCAAGGAACACCTCAACAACCTCAAGAGCTTGGAACTACAGGCACTGGTGGTGGCAACATCGGAATCGGAAATGTTCCGGTTGCAGGGGAAAGTGAGTTCTCTGGTACGCCTAGAGCAGTTGGACCTACAGGTTAAAGAAGCAATTACTAGAAAAGAGGAAGGATAATATGTTAGATTTATTAGATACAATTATGAAAATAGTGGGCGTAGTGCCTTGGGTAATTTCAATTTGCTCAATGATAGCTGCATTAACACCAACACCAGTTGATGATAATTTAATAGGTAAAGCCTATAAAATTATTGATTGGTTTGCTATTAACATAGGAAGAGCAAAGGAGAAGTAAAATGCCAATACCATTAGCAGCACCAGTAATTATGAGTGTAGGAAGATATATTCTTACAGCAGGAGCAAAAAGAGCAGTAAAAAAATACGGAGATGATGTAGTTAAACAAGTACAAAAATCTGCTAAATTTAAAAAATTACAAAAAGAAGAAATGAAAGATAGAGTTGCTTCTGCTAAAGCTGTCAAAGAAGGTAAACCTAGTGGAATGACAACAAATTTTGGAGATAAAGCTAGAAGAGGAGACCCTTACAAAATAAAAGAAAGAGGAGAATTTTCTGGTGAAAAACTTCCTGATTATGAAATAGCTGAAATACCTTTAAAATTTTCTCAAGGTGGTTTATTATCTGATGATAATTCTAGATATGGTATGCTAACAGGAGGTCAATCTAAACTTGACATGGACAATAGTGGTGATTTAGATGCTAAAGATTTTGAAATGTTAAGAGAACAAAGACAAGAAGGCGGGTCTATGGACGACCAAATGTTAATGGTAATGACACCGCCAATGGAATCTGAAATGGAACCTGATGGAGAAATGGAAGATAACTATACACAATTTATAATGGAAGAAGCATTAACAGAAGAAGAAGAAGATATGCTTATGTCCAAACTAGAACAAGATGAGGAACTAGCTATGATATTTGATAAAGTCATAGATGTTGCTCAAGAATTTACTGGGTCCGGTCCTGTTGAAGGTCCGGGTTCAGGAGTCTCTGACAGTATACCTGCTAGGTTATCTGATGGAGAATTTGTTTTTACTGCAAAAGCTACAGAGCAAATCGGAGCTGATGAATTGATGCGTATGATGAAAGATGCTGAAGCTGCTGCAGATGAAAGACAAGGATTAGCTGAAGGCGGAATGTCTACAGATGAAGAACCTGAAACTGTTACTATGGTAGCTGAACAAGCTCCAATGAAACAGGATATTAGAGTTACCAAAGAAACTGTCGGTACTCAAGCAGCAATGCAAGAGGAAGAAGATTTAGTTGGTGATGAAATTAAAAAAGGTATGTTGTCTGCCAGACCATACGTTAGAAGCTAGATAAACGATAAAGCTACCCGAAGATATTCGGCACTTTATTTTATATTAACCCGAAAGGCTACCTTTACAAGAACAAGCCCTGCACAGTCGACAAACGCAGCTACCTTGTTAAACGAAGCCCTGAGTAAGGAGAAAAGAAAATGACTAATAAAGTCCAAGCAGAGGATACGCCAAATCCTTATAATGCAAATAAAGAATGGCACACAGAAGATAAACCTTTTGTATCATCAGAATCTTTGTATTTTGAAGAGCCTCAAAATAAACTTTTTGATAGCGATGACATCACTGAAGTCGAAGCTGAAGGAAGTGTAAATAGAGGTGAACTGGAAACTAAAAAGGATACACCTTATAAGAAACCAGACTACAAAAAAAGATACGATGATTTAAAAAGACATTACGATAGTAAACTTAATGAGTTCAAAAGCAGAGAACAAGAGTTAATAGAGGAAGCTACTAAAAATAGAACCGACTATAAAGCTCCAAAAACTGAAGAAGAACTCGAACAATTTAAGAATCAATATCCTGATGTCTATGAAGTTGTAGAAACTGTTGCTCATATGCAATCGGAGACTAAAGCAAAAGTTCTAGAAGAACGCCTTAGTAAACTCCAAGAAAGAGAGAATCAGTTAGTACGACAAGATGCAGAAAATAGGTTAATGGAAAAACATCCTGATTTTGAAGATATCAGAAACAGTGACGACTTCCATGGTTGGGCAAAAGAACAGCCTAAGTCTATCCAAGATTGGATATACAATAATGCTGATGATGCTGACCTAGCTTCACGTGCTTTAGATTTATTTAAAAAAGATTTTGGTATAGAACCTACAAAGACAAAGTCATCTTCTAAACAGACTAGAAAATCTGCTGCTGATATGGTATCTACAAAAACAACAAGCGTAGAACCTAAACAACAAAAGATATGGTCTGAAAAGGAGATTGCTGCCATGAGTGTTGCAGAATTTGATAAGTACGAACAGGAAATATCAGATGCAATGCAAGAAGGCAGAATCGTAAAGTAAACTATATTTAACTACAAGGAGAATGTATCATGGCTCAATATTTTGAACCTTCAACAGATACTGATGCTAACTTTGCTAACTCCGTAGCTGGACAAACTAATAGTTTCTTCCTACCTTCCGTTTACTCTAAAAAGGTTTTAAACTTCTTTAGAAAATCTTCGGTTGTAGAAGCTATTACTAACACCGACTATGCCGGTGAGATTTCTGCCTACGGAGACTCAGTAAAAATCATCAAAGAACCAGTAATCTCTGTCTCTGATTATACCAGAGGTAGCGACACTACTGCAACTAAACTAACTGACCAAGAACTAACATTAGTTGTTGACAGTGCTAAAGCTTTCAAATTCATCGTAGATGATATTGAAACAAATATGTCACATGTAAATTTTAAAGAAGTAGCTAGTTCATCTGCTGCTTATGCTTTAAGAGATTCATATGATGCTGCTGTTATCGCAACTATGTTCTCAGGAGTTTCAAGCTCATCACCTGACCACGTGTTAGGTACTGACAATGCTACTGACTTAGCTGCTGGAACTTTTGACGGTACTGGTAACTTGGACATTGGTTTTGGTACTAACGAGCATGACCCAATAGACGTTATGGCTAGAATGGCAAGACTATTAGACGAGCAAAATGTTCCTGAAGAAGGAAGATGGTTCGTTGCTGGTCCTGACTTCTACGAAGTTCTAGGTCAAGCTTCTTCTAAATTGTTATCTGTAGACTTCAACGCAGGTCAAGGTTCAATTAGAAATGGTTTAGTATCAAGTGGAAAACTAAGAGGATTTGATATGTACAAATCTAACAACATTGCTGCAACATCTAATGCTGCTGGTAAATGTTTAGGTGGTCATATCTCATCTACTGCAACTGCTAACACAATCCTTTCAACAGAAGTCATAAGAGACCCTAGTTCTTTTGGTGACATCGTGAGAGGTCTTCATGTTTATGGTGCGAAAGTACTTAGACCTGAAGCATTAGTAACTGCTTTCTACGGTATTGATTAAGAATAATCATTTGGGGGAGTCTTCGGACTCCTCCTTTTTTAAATGGAGAATAAAATGAAAGGTGACTACAAAAAAGATATAGGAAACAAAACTGCTAGACGTGAAAAAGTGGCGTATGGCGGAATGAAGAAAAAAATGAAAGGTGGCGGTAGAATGATGTACGGTCATGGCGGCGAAGTAATGCCAAAAGCTAAACCTTGCTAAGATGAAAGTAAAAGCACCCAAAGGTTATCACTGGATGAAGTCCGGTAAATCATATAAGTTAATGAAACATTCAGGTAAGTTTGTTAAACACAAAGGTGCAAGTTTAACAGCAAACTTTGAAATTCAAAAGGTACATAAAAAATAATGGCTACTACATATCTAGATTTAACTAACGAAGTATTAAGAGAACTTAATGAGATTCCGTTGACT